CGCAGATTTGAGAAGGTAAAGCCCCGGGCTTTGATGCCGTTGGACATCTGGAACATGTTGTTCACCTCCTGGCCCGGGGGCAGGCTCAGCTTGGTGACGCGCAGATCATAGCCGTAAAGAGCGCAATTGGCGGGGATGACCGTATCGGGCGGCACGATGTATTCGCCGGGCTGCACGATTATCACGCAGGGCTGAGCAACTGCTGCAGCGCGCGCGAGCCCCTCGGTGATGCTGGCAAGGGGCGAGGTCAGCGAGTTGCCCTCATTGAGGTCCTTGCCGTCCATGGTGACATAGAAGGTGCGGGCGACGGGCACTGAGACGAAGGGCAACCGCTCGAGGCTGCAGACCTCGACGTCTGTTGCGTGTCCAAGCCCGAATGTGCGCACCCACGGGACGCCGTAGCGCGCGCCAATTGGAGCCACGACGCTGGAGGGACCCTCGGCTTCGGCCACGACCGAGGTGCGAACCTCGCGCCGCCCATCGGCGACGGCAAAGTTGAGGATGGTGTTTATGGTGGTGGTCGAGAGGGCCGTCTTGTCCGCAGCCAGCCAGTCGATGCCGCAGGCAATCGCGTCGTCGGACGGATCGGGGCTGTTTGTGGCCCGCCGAAACACCGCGCGAAACGCGTAGCGCTCCTCGGCCTCGATCGGCACCGGGGTCAGTGCTGTCACCTGCTGGCTGGCATCAAGCCGGATTACTTTGCCGAAGGTGTTCTGAGTGACAAGCCCGCCGCCGAGATCATAAAGCTGGGGCGTATCGCCGGGGCGATGTTCAAGGGCGGTATAGGTTTGCATGGGATGTGGTTCCGTGAACAAATGATGTGGGTCGCGTCAGGCCTGCGAGGCCCGCTGGGTCAGGTCCAGCGCCTCAGGCAGGATAAATTACAGCAGTCGGATCTCGATCAGCGGGATTGAGGTGATCGAGCCGAGGTGTTCGATATCGAGGGTGACGTCCATCAGATCGCTGTCGAAGCGGACGGGCACGTCGAACTGGTAGCCTGCAGTGATTGTCACGCCGGGATCCGGAGCGGCCTCAAAGGTGACGACCCCGGTGACGGGGTCGCTTGACCAGCCGTTGAACTGCTCGGCACCGCTCAGCGCGACGCGGATTGTTCCTGCGACCGGCTTTTCGATGCGCCGCTGATAGACATGTGGCACGGTGCCGTAAGCTTTGCTCAGCGCGAAGGTCGTGGTGGTGCCGTCACCGATGCCGAGAGGCTGGTCCATTTCGGACACTCCCTTTGAGGGGGCGCAGGATTTGTAATCGGCCCAGTCTTTGAACCGAAACCCGTAAAGGCGACCGAGGCGCGCTTCAAAAAACCCAACCACGGCGTGCAGATCATCCGCGCGCCGAACGCCGTAGGACACATCGTAGCGCCTGCGCGACGCGGACCAAGAAGCGTTGCGCTCCTCGCGGCCAGAGGCCAGCTCGACGATCTGCGTGCGCCGCTGCGGCCCGCCGCGCGCCCCGCGGCTGATGTTGTCGGGAAACTGCACTTCGTGAAACGCCATTACATGCCCCTCCGGCCCATGGAGACCGCGCGCGCCATATCTGCGGCAACTTGCGTGCGGCTCTGGCGGAAGCTCTCCGCGTCCCGCGTCATGATATTGACCGTGACGGCGCCGCCACCATTGCCACCGCCGTCGCCATAGGCGCGGGACTCTCTGCGCGACAGCACGCGCTCGCCGCGCTGCAGGATGGCGGGTACTTCGTCGGATTTGAGGCCAGCCCAGCCGCCGTTGTGCAGGCGCGGTGCGTTGGCAAAGGCCATGGCCGGAACCATCCGCGATGGCGCAGGGCCGCCCACGATACCGCCCTGATGGAATACGCCCGCAAACATCCCGCCGAGATTGCCCAGAGCGCCTGACAGCGCGTTGGCGATGGGGCCGAGGATGAATTTGCGCGCGCCGAGCTTGGCGAGGTCCGCAATCATTGAGCTGACCAGGCCTTTGAAGTCCAGCTTGCCGGTCTTGACGAAATTGCCGATCGCGTCTTCCGCACTTTGAAACGCGCTGACCAGCACGCTGCCCACGTCCGCGCCGACATCGCGCGCTTTGTCGGCATATTCACTGACGGTATTTACCACCGCCTGCCACCCGGTCGCTGCTGCTTCTGCACCCTTGGCTGCGTCCTCACCTGCCTTTTTTGCCGCGCCGCCTGCGCGCCCGGCCTGATCTTCGGTTTCCTCAAGTGCTTCGTTGAATTGGTCCGCCGAGGTTGCGGCGCTTTCGAGTGCCGCCGCACCTTCATCGCCCGCGCCGGAAACCGCATCCTTCAGCGCCTGCCATGCCGTCATGGGCCGCGAGGCAGCATCAGAGAGCATGCCCGCCGCCTCGGAATACCCTGACGCCCGGCCGCGCGCATCATCCGCCATACCACCGAAGAGATCAGGTGCTTGGAACGGATTATCCGAGAACGCGCTGTCGTAGGCCGCCCGCGCGCGGTCTCCAAGATTGACGGCTTCGGGAACAACCGATTGCCACGCTGAAAGATCAGGCGCGGTGATGGCCCAATCGGGACGCCGACCGCCAAGGGTCAGCACGGTGTTGATCGCCTCCGTGATGCCCGCAATCCCGGTCTCCATCACGTCAACGAGGCCATTGATCGCAAGGGCTCCGACCCGGTCAAACACATCTGGCAGTGCGCCCCAGATCGCCTGCACCGCAAGGAACGTGCCCTCAAAGGTATTGACGGTGCTGTTTGCCCAGCCCACCACAGCCTCTGTGGCCCCTTGCAGCCCATCGTAAATACCAGCCTGCGCCGTGGCCCAGCCGGATTCCACACGCGCCCAAGCGGCATCTGCGCTGAGCGACACCCGGTCCCAGACCTCGACCGCCACGTCCTTCAGCAGGTCCATGGCGTTGCCGAACCCACCGGCACCAGCGACAAGGCGGGTGAACTGATAGACCAGCTCGCCCGCGCCGACGATCAGCGCGCCGATGCCGGTGCGGATCAGCGCCGCCCGCAGGAAGACCAGACCAGTCACCAATCCACTGACCGAGAAGGTCGCGGCCACAAGCCCCGCCACCCACCGGCCCGCCATCACGCCTGCAAAGGTCACAGCGTAGGTGGTCAGCCGGCCGATGTTCTCAAACAGGCCCTTGATGGCCACCCCAAGTGGGCCGCTGGTGCGCGCCATGGTTGCCAGAGCATCCGCCACTGCCTCAAGCGCAGGCGCTGCGGCCACCGCCAGCTGGTTCGACACACCGCGCCAGATCAGGCCAAGGCGCGAGATTGCATCATTGGTGCGCTCGATCTGGTCGGCGTCCTGCTCGGAGACGACTATGCCGAAATCATTCACATCAGCGGTGGCCTGGCGCAGCGTGGCGGTATCGATGCGCGTGAACACGAGGGCGGCGCGGTCGCCAAAGAGCTGCGAGGCGACAGCGGCGCGCTCGGCCTCCGGCACGAATTCCGCCAGCCGGTCCTGGATCAATGCGATGCGCTGATCGAGCGGCAGGCTTTGCAGCGCGCTGACAGACAGACCAAGGCGGTCAAGTGCATCAACGGCAGGCCCAGCACCTGCGGCTGCCTGGCTCAGACGCCGTGTCAGTTGCACCGTGGCCTGCTCGACATTGCCCATGGAGACGCCTGAGAGGTCAGCGGCACGCTCAAGCACCTGCAGGCTTTCCACGGTTGTATCCAGCGATTGCGCCAGCTTGGCTGTCTGGTCGATGGTCTGCAGCCCCGAGCGGATCATGGCAACGCCTGCAAGAACCACAGCCGCCGCCGCCGCCGCTGCCGCGATCTTGGCCCGGCGGGTGAAGGCCGCGAGGCGTGCGTTTGCAATATCGACCTCGCGCGACAGCCGACCGAGCCCACGGGCACCGGCATCACCAATGCCGTGCAGCTCGGCCTTTACTTGTCGTCCGCCCACGGCCGCGAGACGCACGAAGACGCGCTTCTCAGACATCCTGCTCTCCAATCCGTTCGTTTACTTTTTTGACCATTACCGCCTCGATCTCGGGCAGCAGTTCCATGGCCACGAGGCCGTTGATGCCAAGGGCGCGCGCCATGGCGAGGGCTGCACCCATGTCCCAGCCGAGGATGATTTGCTGTGTGGCGCGCAGCTGGCCGCCCAACCGCCCGACCAGGTCCCAGATCTGCACACCTTCAAAAGTCTGGGGGCGGTTCACTTTTGCCGGGCAGTCCGGGCACGGCCCTTGGCAGGCTGCGCAGTACCGATCGCCCCCGCTGAAGTGCCAGTCGGCAAGGGCGCGGAGACGTTTTTTTCCTGTTCCAACACCAGTGCTTTGGCGACGTAGCCAGATTGGAACGCTTCAAAGATCGGATAGATGTCGAGCAGAGCGTCAACTCCCTCGGGCGTGAGGCCC